ACTCCAACAGTGGATTTAGGCTTACGCCTAAACCCTTTGAATGAGCCAAAAACCTCAGCTGTTCCTTCTCTCAAGAAACGTATATTGGCCTTAGGATGCAAGATATCAAGTTCTCGCTGAGCAGTTTCTGAAGAGAGAAGGGGGTGACTACCCTGTATTGAATACATGGACTTCTGATTAAGTATCTCCTCAAAGAATTCCTGATACAAGGCAGTAGCTGCCACACGATCATTATCCAAAAATTCAAGTACGTGGATTCCTCCAACCATTTTACCCATGGGGGTATCAATAACTACCATTGCACCACAATCGCCATGAATGGTCTTACGTGAGCAAATATAGCTCCATATGTCAATGCGTGTATCAACACCATGGTGGTCATCTTGAATAGACATTTGCTTCTCCAATTTTATACTCCTAAGAGTATCAACTCTTACAATACCGTAAGTATCTCTCATAAGAAGATAGCCATTGGTATGTGTGTTAACACTTTTCTTTGGCAGTAAATGGTGAATTCCCCTTTTCGGTGGAACCCCTGAAACTGTGAATATGCAAATGTCGTTTCCAAGGTAACGAACTATATCGCGCTCAGATAACTTGAATACAATATTGCCATTGACACCTACAGTCTCGGGAAGATGAACAAATTTCATGTGCGTACGATCATCTATAGTTGGAATATTATGGTTATTAGTAACATAAAGATTCCCACGTAGACAAACTGCTTTTCCAACCCTGACACCTGCCTGGTTGGGCAAATCAACAGTGATCGATACACAATTCTTCCCAATTCTATTAAGGAAAACATTAACATCTTCAGTCTTATTTGAAGTGATCTGTGGTGTCAAATCAAATCTCGATAAGTGGATATCATTGTTAATCCAGATATCAGGCTTTTCTTCGCGTAATGGTTTGGGCTTGGATCCTATGTCGGTAACACTCATACTCCCTTGGAAATTGCTATCAATTTTCTTTACCTTATTAGTAATCTTGACAATTGCATAAATAGCAGTCAATACTATGATAACAAACCCTATTGATTTACAAGCAACGCGACCGACTATGCGGTCTCGCGTTCTATTACCCAAATCTACCCAATATTCTCGGGTTAATCTATCATGACCAAGAGTTCTTTGTCTCAGATTATCATAATATTGATAAAATCTCCTTGGATAATAGGCAGCTCGAGATAAGACTTGAGCATCAGCTTTAACAATTTGAATTTGGCGTTTGCAGAGAAAATAAATTCCAGCCAGGAATATTAAGATATATGAAATGCATGTCAAATGAAGCTCAATTCTCCCTTGGAGGGCAACTGGTTTATCTTCTTCAACAAATTCCTTCAATATTTCTTCCTCGTACTTTTCTCGTTTAGGAGGGAAATATTTATCCATAGTCCTGCTGACCCACGCAAAAAATCCATCATTATCAGGATTAATGGCTGGAGAATTTTTCAATTCTTCAGCTTTATTTATCCAATAAGAGGAATGATATCCTGGCGGGGGGAGAAGTTCATAATAAGTCGGATCTCTTAAGCATTCACAAAACTGTTGCTTTGGCATGTCACACCTGGTGCAAAATTCGATATCTTCCATATCTGCTATAGCAGCCATGAATTTATCTTGATTGGCATTATGTAACACTATCTCTTCTTTAAGATACAACAGTAGTTCTCTCAAATCGCATTTCTCACGCACACGAACATATTCGGCATTTTTCTTATGCGAAGTCGTAAGAACAGCTTGCACAGTATCCACATCGAAGAACCAATAATCATCATAGCATCCGGGAATACTGGGTTGGATTTTGGATCGATCCAACATTCCATCACTTTTAGCATACTCAGGCTTAACGTGCGGAGTTACAACAATTGGTAAACGACGTTGCACTGCAGAAGCATGCGAGAAGTAAGCGGCAGCATTAAGATGCTTAATATTAGTGGTTGCAACTAACAAACTATTGAGTACTGGGGTTTTACCCTTGTCCTCAAGCGCCGCTTGGTTTGGACTAAATGGCTGATTGTTTCTGACTTGGATTAAAAATTGATATGATTCATCACCATTAGGACATTTGTCCGGATGGGGAAAACCAATATCATCCAAAACGATACACCACATACTTGATCTAAATCCGTCCCAATATTTGGAGCCTGGAGATAAAGTGTAACAAAAGTCGGGCTTCGTTTCAAGTCCCATGAACTTACCATAAAAGTTAAACATGATTTCCTTGAGATATGTTTTACCAACGCCTGATTCTCCAAAGAAAAGAACTGAAAAAGGTGCTTTGCGCAACTTCCTACTACTCTTCTTTGTAATGAAATCTGTGCGCCACAGTAGCAAATCATTGTAACAACGATTAACACTCTCTTTATCATATTTGGACATTCCATTAGTATGTTTCTTGACGTTAGCAAATTTTTCGATAGTATCGTCTAATTCGCTCTGAAAAGAACTAAGATTGAATCCAAACAATTCGGGGTTATGTAACTGTTGTTGTTGTTGCTTTAATTTATAATACGAATCAAAAAGAGCACCATAGGTATCGCCACTGTGATATATACAATCAATATCACCAGTTTTAATAACCTGTATACCTTTTTTAAGTATATATAAAAAAGTATCAAGCATAACAACCAGAAACGTTGGTCCAAATTTGAACTTCTGTTTAACTATATTAGCTTCCATGTTAGTGTAACCGATATCAGAAAAACTAATCCCAAACTTTTCACAAACACCAAAACTTATGAAATAAGTGAGTAGTCGCTGTACCTTTTGATAAATGAGTGTATCTTTCAAAGAAGTGAATTTATTCAATATGTCATAATACAAGTTGACTTTATCAGAAACATCATCCAATGATTGGAGCTGTACAGTAGGACAGCACTTATCAATCAGTGATTCGATAAAATCAAGAATAATTTCACCCAGAACACCACATCGATCAAGGGATTCAAGAGATATCCGTAATGCACTCTTATTAGTTCGTAACCGAACAAATATGAGTACTGCTTCAGTGATACGACTAACTCTATCAGGCAGATTATAATTAATATATATAGCACGTAGCAAATATAT